TTCAGCTCTGCTAAGGTCATTCAAATGCTCCTTTCATAATAAAAACGCCGGGGCTTTTGCCCCGGCGCTCTGGTTTGCAAAATCAGCTCAGGGGCTGAACATTTTCCATTTTGGAAAAAGTTGCCGTGATTCGGTTATGCGCAGCTGCCGCAGCCGGTCCCACAGCCATAGTAAATGGCGTTGGGGTTAGGCACCTGATAGGCAGGCACGGGAGCTTTCTGCTGCAGAGTCCCGATGATCTGGTTGGTCTGCGCGTTCATCGCGGTGGTCAGGAACGCGCTCTGGCGATCCTGAGAAGCAGCCCGGCGCAGCTCGTTGTTCTCGCTCTGCAGGGTGGCGATCTTATCATTGGTCAGGAAGTCGAGCACCGCGCGGGTGTTGCTGTTCTGATTCTCGATGATGTCCCGGGTGTTGTTGTTCATGGTGTTCTGCGTTGCGCAGAAGCCCTGCTGCATCTGGTTCCGGGTGTCGCACTCCTGCGTGGCCAGATTGTAGTTGACTCCCTGGATCGCGGTCTGGGTCTTGCAGCAGCAGTCTGCCAGCTGTGTAGCCAGAGCATTCTGACCCTGCATCAGCGCAACGTTGGTGCTGTTGAAGCCCTGCTGCATGGCGTTGGTGACGCCGTTCAGGCCCTGCTGCACGCCGTTGAAGCCCTGAAGCATCCCGGTGTTCATGGCATAGAAGCCATCGCACAGGCCGCTTTCCAGCCCGTTCAGCTTGTTCATGACGCTCTGGTTGTCGAAGCCGCGCTGCAGGTCTGCCTGTGTGACAGCGCTGGTCATATAAGGCGAAGCGCCGCCCATGCCGCCGCCCCAGCCAAAGCCGCCCATGCCGCCCCAGCCGAACATGCCGAAAATCAGGAAGAGGACGATCCAACCCATCCAGTCGCCGCCCCAGCCGTTGAAGCCGTTGCTGTAACCGTTGGCGGGCTGTACCGGCATGGTCAGAACCGTGCTATCAGAAGAAAGAGACATAGTTTTACTCCTTTACGTTAGATTTTGAAATTTATTCTAAATGCGGCCGCATTTTAGAATCCAAACATATTTTTCATGCCGTTGAGCATCGGCGCGATCTGCTGTGCCCGCTGCTGAATGGCGTTGAGCTGCTGTTGTGAGAGCTGCCCGGAGGTGAGCATCTGTTTTATCATCTCCTGCGGGTTCTTTCCCTGCATCTGGCCCATAAACTGCTGGAACTGCCCGCCAATGGGGTTCTGGGTCTGTCGGCCCATCGAGTTGTACAAGCTGCTGCTCATCGTTTAGCTCTCCTTTTCCGGCTCTGGTGCTTCCTGCTTCTCCAACGCCGCCAGCTTTGCCGCCAGCGCGTCGAACTCCTTGCGGGTGACATACTCCCCGCCTGCGGCTTGCGTGGCAGCGATCGACGCTTTGGGGCCGCTGGTGCGTTCTTTGTAGTCGTAGATGCGGAGAGGGAACGGCCTGCCGTCCTGTCCCACTTCTTTGATGTAAAAGGTATCGGAATCGGCATCCAGTAAAAGCACCCGGCTCCCGTTGGCGACCAGATAGCCCCGAGCTGCCGCTTCACCCTGTACCCAGATAAAACCGCTGTCCGCCTGTGCGGCCTGCCCCTGCATTGTAGGCATCATGACGGGCTGGGGCTGGTACTGTGCCGCCCTGAGCTGTTCAAGCTGCCCCTGCGGCTGTTGCGGGTAATACACTTGTGGGTATCCGTTATAGATCGGCATTGCTTAGTCCTCCTTGTACCAGTAGTAGATTGGGCATTCTGCGCCGCTGTCCCAGCTGTCTAGCCAGTCGCCGTTGACCACGGCCAGAACGTGGCCGGAGCAGCCCAGTACATACACGCCGTTCGGGTACTCCCGGGCAAAATCTGCCACCGTGTAACAGGTGGTGCAGTCCGCCTCGACAAGGCGACGCTTGAATCCGTGCTTTTGGAGGTATGCGCCCCATGTGCGGTTGGCGCTGGGCATATCGCCGAGAGCAAAGCCGGTCAGCGCCAATCCAATGTAGGCCTGCTCCCAGCTCTGCCCAGTGGCCGCAGCTACCGCACGCACAGCACAGTCTCCGACGCTGCCCCCGTTGGGGTTGGGGCTGAACTTGATCCACACTGGCGCTTGCCTCCTTTGCGCCCAGTGTAGCAGAGCCGCCCGGCGGGAGAGGCAACGAGCGACCAACGAAGGACAAAAATGCTCTATTTTGCCAAAAGAAAAAAAGTGCTCATTGAGCGCAAATTTTTACAAAAAGGCTTGACTTTTGCGCTCAATGAGCGTATAATAAAGACAGCGAAAGACACCAACACACAACAACATGGAGGTAAAAAATATGAAGATCCTTAACGCTGAAGAGTTCGCCGCAAAGGTCATGGAGAACGGCACCGAGGTGGAGCCTGACGAATACAAGACCATGGACTGGCAGCAGTGGGAGCCAGACGAAACCGTCTGGACGATTTACGCCCACATCGGCTGCGATGGTGAGGTTTTGCACTGCCGTGATCACGCAACGGATACGTTTACAGCAGACATGCACTTGACCAATGAGCAGTCCGAAGCGCTCATGAGCGGCGAACTGGACGACATGGAGAAGGACGTCATCATCAGCGACATCTACCCCCAGTACGTCGAGACGCTCAAAGAGAACGAAGAGTGGATTGACCTGTAAATAAAAAAATCCCCTGCCGGATGCTCGCAACATCTGGCAGGGGATTTTGTGAAAGACGTACCATGGAGGTACACGAACATATTATCACCCAAAAGAAAGGAAGTCAACTATGTACAGCAATGCAGAACTTTTTGGCATGGCTGCCAAGCAGCCGAAGGAAATCTTTATCAATAACGTTACACTCAGCATCCCGGACGATGCCGAGGGGCATGTCGATCTGGACGCCGAGATCGCCCGCCTGTCCCATCTCTGGGACGTCTCCCGTATGAGCGTGCGGGAGATGGTGGTGGCATCCGGCATCAGCCAGACCGCCTTTGCAAAGGGTGCGGGCATCCCGCGCCGCACGGTGCAGGGGTGGTGTTTGGGCGAGCGCGACTGCCCGGAATACGTCCGCTTCCTGCTGGCCGAGCACTATGGGCTGATCTGAGGAGAATGTTATGGCAGATTTGACTGGAAAGCATTTTGGAAAGTGGACGGTACTTGCGCCGTCTGAAAAGCCGCACTACTACACATGCCAGTGTGAGTGCGGAGTGGTAAAAGACGTGTATGACAGCTCCCTGCGTCTTGGCAAAAGCCGCAGCTGTCTGTCTTGCGCGAATCGAGGGCAAAAGCCAGCCATGACGGAGACGGCTTTACGAAAGGCGAAGAAAAAAGAAGGACAGATTATTAACGGATGGAAAGTATTGGAAGTTTTGCCCGAAAAGAGGTCAGGTTGTTTTCTGTGCCGTGCTATTTGCCCGAAATGTGGGAAGGAAACCACCGTAAAGATCACAAGGATTTCTCGAATCCAGCATTGCGCAGATTGCAACAGGGACATTGGAGAAAAAACCGGGGCAATTCACAGCACAGCTTACGCGGGTGGCTCTTCCCTTATGTCGATTCGCACAAGGGTTGGAGGCCATATCAATAAAAATTCCACTTCTGGCGCAAATGGCGTGTGTAAAGACAACCACGGCCGATGGCGTGCATATATCAACTTCCAACGCAAGCAATATCATCTCGGCAGCTATGACACAATCGAAGAAGCCGTTGCGGCCCGCAAAGAGGCCGAAGACCTGATCTACGCCCCGTACCTTAAAGAACATGAAGGATGGGAAGAAGAACTTTCCAGCAGGCTTGAGGAATTGAAGAAAAAGTAAAAAATCCCCCGATGCTCCAAACGGAACACCGGGGGTTTCTGCGTCTCCCACATGGTACGCACTGCAAGGAGGCGGGTGGGAGACTGTTCAGCGCCGAATCTGGCGACTGCTTTTTTAATTCTCCGTTAAGCACGGAGTTAGCTCTTGAATGACCCGCCATGATACGCATTGTTAAGAGGCTCGACGGGTTCTATTGGGTATATTATACCACAAATCATATAAAAAGAAAAGCGGCAAACCCGAAAGCCTGCCGCTTTTTTGAATCGCCAGAGCAAAATCTCAAAACTAATCCCTAGACAAGATTAGTATATCATACATCCAGCATTTTTTCAATTCCTTTCAGCCGGTAGCCTATCGCCGTCCGGCTGTAATGTGTCTGTGCCGCAATGTCCGGCAGCGGAAGCCGCTCGACGTACCGCAGTAAGGCTATCTTACGGTCTACCCTCCCAAGCGGTGCGTTTTTGATGGCGGCGGTCATCTGCTGTCTGTCAAGCCTTTGCAGCGCAGCGGGCAGCACCACACGAGCCGCCGCCACAGGCAGCACCGAGCCAGAAGGGCTGCGGGAGCTGTCCGGCGTTACGCACCATATTGCCAAGCACGGCAAAATGGTGACGTTTTGTCACCATTTTCGTGATGTCACGAAATTGCTCTTGTGCGGCGTACATTTTGTTAGCGCCAACAAAATGGTCGTATGTAGTGCTTGCCATGATATCCTCCTTACTGCGTGATTTCCTCAGCGTCCTCCGCATCCAGTGCATCGTAGTACGCCTGCGCCAGCTGCTCCACCTCTGCAATGTCATCTGCGGTCAGCAGTCCGTTGTCGTAGTGCATATATGCTTTATCCAGCCAGAACGCAACATCGCGTCCTGCTGCAATTTCCCGCTTGATGGAGCGCAGGGTCAGGTCATGGCGAGATTTGCTTTTGATTGCCATATGTATGTACCTCCTTATGTGTTGGTCATTGATGCCACAGCATCCTCAAGGTCAATGATGCGCTTGATGGGGTCCGCTCTGCCGGTCACCGTCATGCTGTCAGCGTCGGTCATCAGGGTGTTCACGCCGCTCAGAGCGGGAATAGGCCGTGCGCCGGTTGCGGCGAAAGGAGTGGGCGCTGCCAGCTTGTAGCATACGGTGAGAGGATGCTCTGATAAATACGCATTAACTCCGGCAACGTTGAAAGACGAAAGCCGCGTTTTTGAGATTTTGATATAAATCTGTGTCTGGTTGGTATAAAATGATTCTTTATCTTCTACATAAGATACATATTCTCCGAGCCAGTTGCTAATAGCTGAGCCAGATTTTGCAGTGACAGACTTTTGCAATAACGTGGCTGCGCACCGCACCACAGAAGTAAGTTCGTCTATTGATGCAATTCTACTTATAGTTTCCGTGCCCCACGTCTCCTGCCCATCTCCCGTCACTGCATCCACCGTACCGCCGTAGATGGTGCGGGGCAGGGTCAGGGTGGCGGTTTGGCCGGTGTATGGGGCGTAGGTGGTTGCTCCGCGCCCTAATTCGAGTTGGATATTTTGGAATGTTGCATTGGAATGATCTCCCGGACTCGAACCGGCGTAAAAGCGAAAAGCAAAAATTCCAACACTTGCGTGAATCAAAATTTCAATTCGTTTGCCTTTTTGCTCTTGCGAGTAAACCCATTTACCATCAAAAAAACGACCGACTTGGACAGTACTGCTTGTTGATTCGGTTTCTACCTCGCAAGAAAATTTATAGTCACCAGCAGGATAGTTTACTGATATCTCTTTGTACTGATTGAAGCCAATATCACCCAAACTCCACAGGTTTTTCCCGCACCGCTCCACCTTCATGCTGTCCCTGCCCTTGATAGGCCGGATGTTGTCTGGGCTGGGGTCACCGCTGCCCGCCTGTGTGGGCTCCCAGTTGGCCACCACCCCCAGCGGATACCCCGCTACAGGCTCGCAGGTCACCGGGTTCCCGGTAACTTCCAGCGGCGGGCAGAGCATATCCACGATGTGCTTGCTACTCCATGCGTCGGTGCCGACTGTGGTGTCATCTATGACGGCTTTTCTTGCCAGCTCGTCGCCGGTCACTTTAGCGTCAGCTGCCTTGCCGCTCTGGGTCAGGGTGGCGTCCACGGTGGCGTCTTTGCCGGGTGCGCCAGCAGGGCCCACCTCACCGGTCTCGCCCTTCTCGCCCCGCGGCCCCTGTTCACCACGAGGGCCAGTTTCACCCTGAGGGCCAGTGGCTCCGGTAGCACCAGTGGGGCCTTGTGGGCCTGTCTCACCCTGCGGGCCGACCGGACCGATGGGACCAGTGTCGCCTTTCTCGCCTTTGAAGTCACCAGCGGCAATGCCGTCCTTCAGCTCCTGTAAGCTGTCAGCGGCTTCCTGAGCGCTCTGGGCTGCATTGCCAGCACTGGTGGCAGCCTGCTGTGCTGCTGTCTGTGCATCGGTCTTGGCTTGCTCTGCGGCGGTGGCATCGGTGTGAACGGCCCCCACCAGCTCCTGCCAGGCAGGGGTGCCCGGCTCCGGCTCTGTGCCGTCCTCCGTGCCGGAGTTGGCAGCCACACGGTAGCGCAGATCTGCACTTGTCACCGTGCGGGTGCCGTCGCTTCCCTCAAAGGTGATGCAGCCATTGCCGGGTTGGGCGGTCACGCTGGCGGGCACGGCCACAGAGCCGTCCACCACCAGCGAGGACGCCGGGTCTTTGCCGTCCGGCACGTGCCAGAAGCAGCGGATAGCCAGCCCTTCCCACTCACCGGCGGCAGTGACGGCAAGGCGGTACACGCCCCGGTTTTTGGTGTAGCCAAAGCGCACCAGCTGCTCATAGCCCGGCACTTTGACGACGCCATTGGATGCGAGAGATACGCTTAGCTCGATCATGCTTTACTCCTTGTTGATGGTAGGCTTCTTTTCTGCCAGTGCCTTCTTCATCAGGATTACGGCCTTTTCAATCACCGCGTCAAGCACTTCATCCGTGATGATAGGCTTCAGCCATGCAGGGCAGGCCGCACGCAGGGCGTCAAAGACCTGCTTCTTTTTCTTTGCGCCCTGGCCGCTGCCCATGATGCTGTCCTCGGCCTTGCACACGAGGTCATAGGCCAGATCTTTGACAAGCTGCTTATAGCCCATTCGGATAGCGCCGACAGCCAAAGCCACAAAGCCGACGATAATAAGAACGATTGCGACGGGGGCGGGGATGAAATTAAGAATTGCTGCCATGTTTCGTTACTCCTTCTGTCAAATAGTTGTCAATTTCGGCCTTGCTTTTCTGCATGGCCTGAACGTTATTTCCGGTGAGCTGCGCTTCTAGCAAGGCACGCACGGCCTGCAGGGTCAGGCGGTTCACTTCGTCGATGTCTCCAAAGCGGCTCAAATCGCGGGAAAGTGCCGCTGTGTGCTGGGTATAGCCGGTTTCCAGTGCGCCAACACGCCGGTCAAGGTCGTCAAGGCGCTTGTTCTGCGCATCGTCGGGGGCCTGTGCATTTTTGACGTACTTGTGGATGATGTCCAGCACCTTGTCGATGGTGATGACCGCAGCGCACAGGCTGCCAAGGATGCCAAGCACCCACAGGAGAGCTTCTTTTTCGGTCATTTGCCCTCCCGGAGACGGGTCAGGCCCTTCTTGCAAATGATGCTGGTATAGTCCTTGTAGGCAATGGACAGGTCAACATTGCCTGCAACGCCCGGAACGCTGCCTGAGCTGGTATGCTGCCACATCCCATAGGGGTATACCGTGGCGGGCTTCTGGCTACGGTAGGCCGCCAGCCACACATCATAGGGCTTGAGCGCCGCGCCGGTCATGTAAAGGTGCTTGTCTGCATAGCTCAGGTAGGTGTACAAGATAGAGTAAAATCCCCAGTCCTGCACCGTTTTCAGCTCGTAAGCGGTCAGGTCGGTCAGCACCTCTTTGCTAAGCTTCGCGGGCAACGCGTCCTCGACGTCCACAGCCACCGGCAGGCGCAGCGTCTTGCCGATCAGGGCGCTTTTCAGCAGGGCCAGCTCCTTGTCAGCTTCTGCTCGGCTGACGGCCTTGAAATAGCCATACACGCCTACCGGGATGCCAAGCCGAGTGCACTCTGCATAGTTGCGCTCAAAGGTCGGGTCAAGATACGGCTTGCTTGCCTTGCCGTCTGCACTGTTGCCCATGGCCCGCAGCATCACACCGTCAATTTTGCCGCTGGCCTTGACCTTGTCCCAGTCGATGTTGCCCTGCCAGCGGGAAACGTCCATGATTGTTTTACTCATTTAAGCCTCCTTGTTCTTATTGCCGGTCTTGTCCTCCAGCAGCTCGATCAGCTCCTTATACTCGGCATCGGTGATGCGGCCAATGGCGTAGAACACGTCCAGCTTGTCCGCAAGACCAGCGGTCTGTCCGCGCTCGATCAGGCGTTTACAGATACGATACAACATAGTTTTTACCTCCTTATGTGGTTCTTGTGTCAGTGGTGGTGTCATCGGTCAGTCCCAGCTCCAGCAGGGCGACGCGGTACTCCTGATCTACCGCCAGGGCGTCCGTGTCCGCCTGCGCGGCCTGCGTCTCGGCCAGCAGCTCGGCCAGGGTGGGGTAGTGGTAGCCGGAGAGCCAGATGTCTACGGTGTAGCCGCCGGTATTTATGTCCGACCCTGCCAATTCAAAGTGCAGGGTCCCGTCCGGTCGGAAAGTCGTGTTGGATGCAAAGATTCCATCGCCCTTGCCGAAGTTGTGGTTGACCGTGCCGCCTTTTGCGATATCTACTTCTTCACCGTATGTTTTGCCACTGTCGTTGTACCTCGACTTAACGTGCACATAGTCAAGGCCGTCTGGCATTTTGATGTCGTAGGAATGCCACCTTTTTCCGGTTTCCACGTGGTGGTTCCACACCAGCCGGGGCTCCGACTTTACCGCCACACTGGCCGCGATGGTGTCATACAGCGTCTTGCCGCTCAGGGTGCCGTCCGGGGCAATGTCCAGATAGTCGCCCACCTTCACGCCGCCCAGCTGGTCCGCCGTAGCAGGCGGCAGGGTGTACGGCGTGCCGAACTTGGCGTCGGCCTGGGCCTTGGTGTACCTCTGATCCAGGGCGTCGCCGGTCGCCTTTGCATCAGCCGGCGCGCCCGATACGGTCAGAGTCGTGTCAGTGGACACGATAACCTTTGCGTCGGCGGCACTCTTTGCAGCTGCTTCCTCGCTGGCCTTTGCGGCAGATGCACTAGACGCGGCAGCAGTTTCACTGGCCGCTGCTTCTTCGGCACTGGAAGCAGATTCCTCGGCTTTTGATGCCGAAATACCTGCCTGCTCTTGCGCTGCGCTTATGGCTTTTGCAGTGGCGTCTTTGACTGTCTGGGCTGCTGCTGTGGCCTGTTCTGTGGCAGTTGCCGCCGCGTTTGTGGCTGTTTCCGCACTCTGAACAGCTTCTTCCTGCCGCGCGATAACAGCCTCGCCATACTGCTTCACATACTCAAAGCCCTGTGCAAGGGCTTCCCGTACTTCCACGCCGCGTTCTGCATTGCGGACTTCGGAAATTGCTTCGTCAAATGTCTTATCCAATTTATCACCCCTTTGCGGATGCATAGCCCTTCAGCGAGCGGCTCAGGTCATAGGCGTCACTGGCTTTTCGTGCGCTCAGGGCCTGCAAGTCGCTGACGCTGGAGAAATCAATGCCCAGCGTGAATTCTTTTTTGTCCGGCGCGTCCAAAGGCTCCACAATCTTAGAGCACAAAAGCCAGGTGTTCACCCCGTGCGGGTTGGAGTAGATGTGTGTCATCTTTCCAAAGCCAATGCGGGCAATATCCACACCGGCATCCTTGAGGTCCACAGCCTTTACCGTGATTCCGTCGAGATAACGCAAGTTTTTGGACAGCTCCGCGTTGGCGGCATCCAGAAGCGACTGCGTTGTGTTTTCGGTTCCGTCCTGCACAATGACCCGCGCGATGATGCCAAACAACTTTTGCGCGGTGTCGTCGTTAGCGGTTGCCGTGATGGTGTTGGTTTTCTCCCACAAAAACCAGCCGGATTTCTTTTTTCCGACGGCAATAACGCGGGTGACGATATCCTCTGCTTTGACGTAGCTGCTCAGGTCGAGCAGGTTTGTGCCGAATGCGATGGGCTGCCCGTTTTTCTCCTGCACTTCCCGGACGTAGTCCAGATACCGGGCCCCGTTTTTGTGCCGGACGATCAGATAACCGCCGTATACATCCACAAGCTCATTTTGGATGACATCCCATGTAACGCCAAAATTTCGTCCATCGCCAAAGGTGTACCGTGGCGCAGAATCGTAACGGACCACGGAAGAATCCGGCAAAGCTGCACCGTTGAACAAGACGGCATAGCCGTCTCCCTGCTTTTCGATTTTCCAATTTTTCGAGACCGTGTCTTTGAGATCGTATTCCGTCTCAGTCGGAAGGGATTTTGAGTGCGTGGCGCATGTGATATCCGGCGTAACCGTTCTTTGCGTGGCTTCGTGCGTCTGGCCATCTCCGTCCAAGGGCAGGGCCACATTTACGCTCACGGAAAACAGGCCGTTTCCTGTGCGCCAGATATACCCGTTTATGGAAGAATCTGCATGCTTTTCATTCAGCGTCCAGCTGTACGCGGATGGATCCGGGGCCGTGTCATCATCCGAGTAGCCGACTTCATATTGGCTTACAAGCTGTACGCCGGACGAGGTATAAAGTCCATATTCATACCTGTAATCGCCGTCACTATCCGGAGTACCCGCCATGTATTCCAGTTTCATCACGCAGTTATGCAGCTCTGGCACCACCACGCTGGTGCTCGGAAAGCCAACATTTCCGCAGACAAACGACTTGTATGCGTCCACCATGCCGGTGTGGTTTTCCAGCAGAAACGCAAGAAATTGCTTGATCGTCACGTCTTTGGCCGTGTACGGCGCAACAGAGCTGTCGTTGAGATAAGCAAGTTCTCCCTCGCAAAAGACTTTTTGACGCAGCATAAAATCCTGCTCATGGCTCATGGGCCTGCCCTCCCAGATGCGCACACCGTCTTGTTCTACGGACACGGTCGTGCGCATTTTTTGCAAAGCTGAGTGAGCCACATTGCCAAGCGGCAGGGTGAATTCCAAGCTACCGGCCTTGCTCACCTCCCGTGTCAGAGTTGGACTGATGAGCTTTTTTGTGTCCGTGTAGTCCGTTGGGTCGTAAATGCAGGTCTTTGTCTTCCACACGTCAACTCCGGTCTGGACGCCCGCATAAACTTTATAGCTCATAAGCTGCCCCCCAGATATCGGATGCTGATGCTGCAATCCGCAGACGCCGCAAAGATGAGAGTACCTACAACGCCATCCGGCATATGCAAGCCCTCAATGTACTGCCACTCTGTAGACTTTGCAAGGATGCCAACCTCAAGGCCATTGAGGGACACCGCAATGTCGGCAGCGTCCTCGCTGCGCTTGAAGTAGATGCCAGCTGCTCTTGGTGCGCAGGTGACAGTTACGGTGATGTCCTCGTTGGCTTTGAGCTGGATATCCGTATAATTGCGGATGATCGCCGTATCAAATACAAGGTCATCCCACAGCCAGTCATCAGAGCCGTCGTATACACTGCGCTTGAAGGGGTTGCAGGTGCCTGTGATGGTGAACGCACTGGAAAGCCGGTCGCGCGTCATGGACACGCTCCACAAGCCCTCCCAGTAGAAAGATGGGTCATTGTCGAACTTACATTGAAGCCATTTGCCATGGATGGCGTTTGCGATCCGGCTGTAAAGGGTCGGCCAGGTTTTTTTGGGCGCCCTGCACAGCAGCTCCATGGTAATGGTGCGCTTTTTGTAGTGTGGCCTGCCGTCCAAAGAACTGGTCAGGTTGAGCAGCGTATCAGAGCCTGGCACCTGTACCAGGTACTCGTCCACCTCCGCGCTGCTGATCTTCGGGCTGCCCACTTTGAGGTACAGACCCCAGTCCGTGAGGGTATGATAATCGCCGATTTTTGCGCCTTGCAATTTTGCCATTATACGCCCCTCGCTTTCCGGGTCACTGCAACGCCGATGTGCAGATCCACATTATTTGCCATACGCGGAGACAAAACGCCGACAAGCTCACCGGAATCCATGACCACCTGACCCTTGCCGATGTCAGGCAGATGCTCGTCCAGCATCCCCTCGATGCGTTCAAGAATGCTGGTCTGCCGGTCAACAATGGACTGCTGGCCGGTGACGCGGTACTGTATCGCAGACCGCGTAGAAAACTCGCTCAGGCTGTCGTAAACGCCCACATCGTCAAACGGGCTCTTGTAATTATTGACCGGGTCTTTGCTCTTTTTGTTTTTGGCCCACAGCGCAAGCCCGATGCCGCCAGCTGCAGCGCCCGCAGCGCCAACGCCCAGGATCAGGGCAAGGACGGGGTTCGCTGCCACAAAGGACACGATGCCGCCCAGTGCAGAAGTGATGCCGCCTGCCATGCCGGAAAAGCTCTGGACGATGCCGCCTAGTGCTCCGCCCACGCTGCCGGAGCTTGCAAGGCCCTGCACGATCTCAGAGAACGCCTTTACAGACGTAGTGGCGCCATCCACTCCGGCAGTAATGCCGTTTGTGAAAATGCTCTGGATAGACCCCAGCGCCTTGCCGATGCCACCGCTGAAGTAGCCCTCATTGACCGCGGTCAGCGCATCCGCAAGCCACTTAGAGATCACGTCACGCTGATCCTGCGATACCTCGCCCCAGATTAAATTGACAAAATCTAGAGCGAGACCGCCCCAGTCGCCATTTTTGGCTTCACTAAAGGCGCTTTTTACCAGCCCGAAAATGCCCTTATCCAGCTGGCCGGAAGCCTCACTCAGCTGCTGGTCAATGCGGCTCTGGGTGCCCTTTACGCTCTTGTCGATAAGAGTAGAGGTCTCGTTCACCTTATCTTCGATTCCGTCGATGTAGGTGATGATCTTCTCATAGGTCTCCGCGCCGTTCTCGCCGATGCGCTGGCCGGTCTCTGTGACGGTCTTCTTGATATGTTCGCTGCCGTCCGCGTACTTTTCCACCGCCTGCTGCACCTTTGTGGTGGTGCCGTCAAAGGTGGTTTCCGAGACGTTGGTAAAGGTGCCCAACAGCGTTTTTGACATGTCGTCATAGGTCTTTGTGACCTTTGTGACCGTGCCGTTGACTTTGGTCTCGACCTGCTTAAAGGTCGTGGCAACACCGTTCACCATCTCCTTGCCGGTCGTGGTGGTGGTCTCGGTGATGCGGTCTTTGATTTTGCCGGAGCTGTCCTTTACCTTCTCGGTAAGAGTCTGGATGCTAGTGGTTACAGTGCCCAGCTCGTTCTGTGCGGTGGTCTTGGCAGTGCTGGAGATGGACGAAATGACCGTTTCGGTGGTGGACCTGGAGCCGGAACCGGATTTTTTTCCGGTGGAGCCGGAAGGGCTTGTGGTGATGGAGCTGCTGTTGGTTTCTTTTACTCCGTACTGCTTTTTCAGACGCTCGCCGTATTCTTTCCAGTAGCCTGTGTCTTTTTTGCCGGCCTTTCTGTTTTGGTAGTCGTTGTTAAAAGCTTTCTGGTAGACAGCGTCCCAGTCGCCGTGGAAAATTCCTATTTCTCCGCTTTTCAGCGCGTCAAAGACAGCTTTCAGGCCAACGGCAGAAGATTTGGCCTTGTCAATGACGGTGGTAAGGCCGGTGATCTCTCCAATCAGACCACTCCATCCGTCAAGCTTATAAGCTTCCTGTGCTGCGACGACCATGTCGTTCAGCTTGCCAATCGCAACGCCGATGCCGCTGGATAAATCGCCGGTCAGCAATCCCGCCAGCTGGCTCACGTTGTCTTTCAACGTGGAAACCCGGCCATTCATGGTCTGGCTCTGGGTGTCCATGCTGTTGTAGTAACGCCCACCCTCTTCGGAAGCGGCCTGCAAAGCCTGCGTCAGCAGATCATAGCTGATGGTCATCTTCTGCACTTCGGCGGTGGACTTGCCTGTGTAGTCGGCCAGAATGCCGTACACGTCGATGCCTGCATAGGCAAACTGCTTGATATCGACCGCTGTAGCCTTGCCGGTGTTTGCGATCTGCTGCAGGTTCTGCGCCATGCGGTTCAGCTCGTCGTTGCCGCCGCCGGTCGCAGAGACCGCGTCTCCCAGCGCCATGATGGTATTGCGCGCATAGGAAGCGTTCTCGCCCGCAGAGATCAGGTACTGGTTTGCCTTTGTCAGGGACTCGACATCAAACGGGGTTTTTGCCGCGTCTTCCTGGATCTGGCTCATGACCTGCTGGGCGGCTTCCGCGCTGCCCAACATATTGGTAAAGCCGGTGGTGTATTTCTCGATCTGGGCGTTGTACTCGATGCCGGAAGAGATGAACCCCTCTGCAGCACTGAGTGCAGCGGCGTAAAGCTTCGAGAAGATGCCCGCCATGATCGTGCCCTGCGCAATGGCACCGGCCAGAGACTTGCTGGACGCTTTATCCGTGGAGCTGGCAAAGCCCTCCATGCCGTTGCTTGCAGCTTTCAGCGCGGTCGTGGTTGCCCTGAGCTGCGCTTCTGCCTGCGACAACATGGTCTTGAGATTTTTGGTCTCAGAGGACGCTTTGCCGGTCTTGCCCACCGATTCGTTGTAACGTCTGGTCAGCTCCACTACGGCCTTTGCGGCCTTGCTGTACTCTCCTGACAGCGAAGAAACGGTCTTTTTTGTCTCAGATTGCACATTCTGGATGCCCTGCCGGTAGGCGCTGTCGTCCAGCCCGAGGGTGGCGCTCAATTCAAAAAGTTTCAGGTTCCATCACCCCCTCCGCACAGCTCTTTAAGAGCCTTGCTGTTTTCTTCCGTGATCTCCGCCGCAGACCGCTTGTCGATCTGCTTTACATAAAGCGGGAATGTATACGAAGCAACGTAGGAATAAAGAGCGTTAGCTCCCGCAAGACCGCCAACGGCATCTGCTACGCAATCGCGGTAGAATTGAATTTCATCGTGGTTTCTGATTTCTTTTTTGATGTGGTCGAGGATATAGGACTTGCCGAAAAGTTCCAGCAAATCCAGACGAATGGTCGAGACCATCCGTTTATATCCTTCCACGCCGATCACATCAAGGATCTCAAAAAAGCCATGAAATCGTCATCAGACAGCGCGCGGGACATTGCTGCGGCCAGCTTTCTGGTGGGCGGAAGCTCTTCGCCCTTATCCAGCGCCACAAAGAGCGGCAAGACCTTTTCGGTCATGTCTGCGTGCTCTTCGTAGATCATGCGCATCATTTCTTCCGCATTTTTCGCACCCTGTTCTGCGATCTTCTTGGCCTTCTCCTCCGGGGTTTCGTTGCCAGTCAGCGGCGCAGGCTGAGTTGCCGCCGCCACCGCGCCCGTGTCAACGATGCACTGCTTGTATGCCTTTGCCAGCTTATAAGTTTTTGCAAGGTACTCCTTGCCTTCCAGATCAATGATTTCCTTCATGTCTTTCCTCCTTACATCAGGACGCGGCCTTTGTGATAGAGTAGAACTCCATCGGTGCCTGTTCGGGGTTTTCCAGATCCGCAAAAGCGGTCAGCGTAATCTGCATCGAGCCGCCGCCGCGGTGCTCAGACTTCAGGCTCAGGCCGCCGGTGGACATGGCATTATAGAGCTTGACCGCGATAAAGCCGCCGCCGATCATGGGGCCGACCCACCAAATGGGCTTGAAATCCGTCAAAGCGGTTTTCAGGCGTGCAACCACGTGGGTGGGGTCTTCCGGGTCAATGTCCGCAGTGCCAATAGCGAGCTGGATGCTCTTAGGGTCTGCGTTGGGAGTCGTGTAAGAGATGGTTGCGGTGGTTCCGGTGACTTCCACGCCCTGCTTTGTATTGGTGGGGGCGTTGTCGATTCCGGAAAGAGTATCCTCGGTGGAGTTCTGATAGGTGATAGTCACGCCGCCCTGTGTGGCGTGGATGACGTTCGTTTCATCGATTTTCGGGGTCTCAAGCGAGAAATCGGACAAAATGTTGCCCGAGCCCTTGGGGATGCTCTTGAAAGCGTCCGCTGTCAAAACGTTGACGTTAAACTTCTTTGCTAAAGTTTCAGCCATATTGCTCCTTTACTCACGGTATAAGCCGTGTAAGTTCAAAAATAAGGTATTCGCACAGATACCCTTCAGGCGGGTTGTCGAGGGGCTGCGCCCAATCTTTATCGTCTTTGTCCAAAAGAATAGCGCCGCCCTCGCACTCGATTTTTAAGCCACCTCTTGGGATGGCCGCGCTGATCGTATCCTCGGTTTGCAGGATGGGGGCTCTGCCGCCCTTGCTTGGGTACCACAGCCGGGCGTGGAAGGATGCCGTTTCGTTCCACCCGCCGGGGATGGTGGGCTTGTAGGTCAGATAGGGCAGTGAAGCGGCAGGAGGTATGTTATCTTCCAGATAGCCCGGGATTCCAAAGCCGTTGAAAAACGTGTTCAGCGCCCGGTTGATGCTCTCAGACGGGCCCATCACGGCAGCACCGCCTTTTTGCACTTGACGGCCCGCAGTCCCATGCCGGATTCCGGCGGGGCTTTGCCCTCATCTGCCGTGCTGGTGATCTGGAAGGTCTGGCCGTCGCTCACCCGCTTGATGTAGTCCGGGAAGGCCAGCGGAACGCCCGTGTTGACCAGCAGGGTATAGGTGGATGCCGTGTCAGCCTGCTCTGCCACCTGTGCTTCTACGGTGGTATCGTGGCGCTCCACAGCCTCAAACTCCGGGCCGTCCGTCCAGCCGGACACAAAGCCGCCCACGCCGTCCGGCTCATAGCTGCGGGTCTGAAAACGGTATTTTTTGGTAAAGCTCTGCATTACGGTGGATGCAGCAAACGGATTGACCATGTCACATCTTCCTCCACTGGTTGATCTCAGATTTATAGCGGGTCTTGCCGTCTGCAGGCAGGCCGTCCGTGCCTGTAGCCATCGTGCCAGACCACCCGGCAAAGGACTGGGACACATACACGCCACCGGCCGGGAGCGCCTTGTCGTATGCGTCGATTTTTTCAGCCAGCGCCACGAAGTCAGGCGGCACACGCATGGGCTGCACCGTCCCGGTAAAGGTCTCGGAGGTCAGATCGCCGTCCCCGGCCTTGTGTACGCCGTCATTGAAGATGGATCCGCACACGAGGAAATACTGCCCCGGCACTACCCCGGAGGGCACGGTGTCCGGCTCAAAGGCAAACTCGCCTGCAATTGGGTTGTCTGCCCGGTCAAAGAAATTGTGCGTGTAGGCGCACAGCTCAGGGACGGTCATGCAAAGTCACCCCCTTGCAGGTTAGACCGATTCACCCGGGGTAATGGTCTCGACAGCGATACCGTCCAGATACTCAGCAAACAGGGTCACGCCCATAATGGCGTAGCTCTCGGAGGTTGCGGTGCTGTAGTTTGCCTGAGTGTGGAAGCCGATGAGGTTGCTTGCCTCGCCTGCGGTCCGGTAGACCAGACCTGCGCGGGCAAACTCGCTATCCGCAGGATCCACATAGTACATGACGACGTTGTCTACCGGGGTGGCAATAACCTTTCCCTTCGCAATCTCACTGTCGGACAGCAGGAAGATGGTGTTGTAGCCCATGAAGTCCTTGATATACTGGAAGCCGAACTGGTTCTGCACGGTGATATTGGCATTGCCCAGATAGTCGTACACGTCCATCACGTTGACAAAGCCAACAACACCGGTCACAGTGCGATGCATGGTCTTGAACTTGTTCTCGACCGCGCCCTTGGCATGTGCCAGCGCCATCTGGAAGGTCTTGGGAGTGCCCTTCAGGGTGCCGGTGTTCAGGAACTTGTAGAACTTATCCGTTACCAGAGCGGTCAGGTCGTACAGGAACTCATCATCGGTCTTCTGCACGGCGACACCGTAGCCGTAATTCTGGATCGCCTCAAGGGTAACAGACTTGCCGTACTTGTCGATGGTGATCTTGCCGTACTCCTTCTCCTTGACGGTGTACTTGCTGAACGGGATCTCTTCGCCCTCGCCCACGGTGCCGCTCTGCAGGGTGCCCTGTGCATACTTGCTCTTGAGCACGGTGCCAGGCTGCATCCGGATGGGGCGCATGATGCCCAGAATGGTGCGCAGATGGTCCCAGTTGCGCTGGAAACGGGTCACAAAGTCGATTTCACGCGCGGCTACGGTGATATCGGTGGTCATGGTGATATTTTCTTTTGCTGCCATATGTTATTCCTTTCCGCCGCCTGTAAACAGGTCGGCATTTGCAGCAATCGCGGCCTGGCGTTCGCCAGCGTCCTTGATTGCAAAAATTTGGTCTTTGGTCATTTTGGAGCCGGTATTGGTGGGCGGGGTGTCCACCCTTGCGCCGGTGGTCGTGGTCGTGGCCACAAAGTCGTCCCAATCAGCTTTCAGGCTGTCGGTGTGCTTCTTGGCGTCCTTGACGTTGCCCTTATCGTCCAGCTCCAGCTTGTCGATATCCTCGCCAGACAGCCGCACGACCCGATCAGCATACTTGTCCAGCACCCCGGCGGACTTCAGCAGCTCCCGGAATTTGGCTTCCTTGGCTGCGTGGGTGTCCTTCTGGGTCTGCTGGGCCTTGTAGTCGGTCAGCGCCTTTTCAGCGGCTTCCTTGCCGCCGTTGGCTGCGTCCCGGTCCTTTTCGGCTTTGGCGAGGGCTGCGTTCTTCTCATCGAGCTGGTTCTGCAAAGTGTCCGTTTCCTCATGCAGCATGTCCAGAATTTTCTTGAGCTTGCCGCTGGTGTCGGTCGTTTCATCTTCCAGAATCGCCCGGAGAGTCTTGCGTTCGAGTGCCATGTGATAGTCCTTTCCGCCCTTGCTCGGGCTGCCATGCTTGGCAATAAGGTTTATTTGCCGGTAATTTGCCGGACGTGCTGCCGGCGTGGTGCCGCTTGCAGGAATCGAACCCGCGTCCGCTGGTTACAAATCAGCAGCTCTGCCATTGAGCGAAAACGGCATAAAAAAGCGGCTGACGCATCGCGCCAACCGCTGAGATATTAGGTTTTACGGTTTGACTTCCACGCTCGGCAAAACGTCAGTGTGGAAATAGAGTTTATAGTGGTACGGGTCGGTATGGGTGCCGGTAATGTCCTCCACCACATACATGGTGTAGCTGTTGAGGTAGATGTAATTTTTGCGGTAGGTGTCCGGGCCGATTTTTACAGTGCAGACCAACTCGTTGTCCGAGTTGTTGGAAATGGACATATAGCCCTCGGCTTCCATGATGACCTTATCCGTGCGGGCGTTGTAGACGGTGATCTTGCGCTCGCTCTCGAAATAGTCTGCCTGCTTTGAGATGTTGGCGTTCGCCTTGTCAGCCTCAGAGCAGCCGCACAGAAGCAACACAGCCAAAAGCGTGATTGCTGCAAAAATCTTTCTCATAGTCATTCTCCCTTCTCTGCTTCTTCCACGGCGATCTGCCGCAGCTCGTCAATGTGATCTTCCACCGCCGGGCGCAGGAACGGGCGGGCTTTCATGCCCCGGGTAAAGTGCCACTTTCCGTTGAAGTCCTTCCAGACCCACGGCGTTTTTCGTCCGTTGCCCTTATCCGCAAAGATACCGGTTCCCAGCTCCACATAGACGCTGTAAAACAGTTTTGAGCCGATGGTCACGGTCTTTTTTGCGAGGTCTACGGCGTAGGTCAGGCTCTGCTTGAGCGCGCCGCCCACGTAGCCCTCAATGCCCGTACTGTCTGCCGTGCCTGTGGGCACAAGCAGCTGGGCGTAGTCCTGCACCTTCATGCCCCAGATGGTCAGCACCCGCTCTGCCCATGAGTCCAGAGCTTCATGCAGCTGCGGGGTGTTGTCGGTGAATTTGATGTCGTAGTTGAAGTTCATGGTTCATCCCTCCAATCCTTACTTTTTCTTGAGCTTACAGCTTGTTTTCTTCCGCAAACTTTTCCAGTTCTTCAAGCGCCGTTTCGTAAGAATCCAGTACGTCATAATCTTTAAGAGCCGTACTTTTTGCTTTTTCTACCTTTTCTTTCCATCTTCGTATTAACGGCTCCACATCGCAAACCAACGCTGTGGGTTCTTCTTTTTTACATATGATAGAAAACAGCTCGGAAATTCCGCTGTTCCAGTTTTCCATTGCTTCTTTTGCTTCCATTATTTTCCGTTCTCCTTTCTCCGTTTTCTCTCTTCCGCCCACCATATTTGTTCTTTTTCTTTGCCGCCCTTGGATTTATACCACTCGGTATAGGTCATAACCGGCACGGCTTTCTTTACTGCCACTTTTATGGGCTTGCCTTTGTCGTCCACCATACCCGTGTCTTCGTATGTGACGATATTTTCCCGCCGGGCGGCGTTCTGCCTGGGGTACTTTCCCAGCGCAGAGGACAACACACAGCGGCAGTGGTAGACCATCTCCGGCGCTGCGTTGGGGTCTCCGGGGCGCTGAATCTCGTAGCCCTGCACCTTGAACGGCTCGTCAAGGTCGGCGGTCTGCTGATCCAGCAGGCGGTGGGTCTCACGGGTACGGTAGTCGTGGGTGGAGTTCCACCGCTTTTTGACCTCGATGCCCAGAGCCTTGGCGTTGCGCATCTGCTGCAATGCCCCGGCGTTCTGAGCGCCTGTGAGCGCCGTGATGGCGTTATTCATGGCCCAGTGGATCTCTGTATCAGCCATGCCGTTGACGGCCTGCACGGCGATGTCGTGGACGCTCTTGCCCTGCACGATACCCTGCATGACGTAGCGGTTGAACACCCGGGCGTCATAGGTGCGGTTGCTCTTGCTCTTGATGCGCTTGTTTGGCACCAGCTTGGGGTTTTCCTTCAGCAGCAGCTTGACTGCTTCGGTATTGTACAGGGTCAGCCCGAACGTCACGCCTGCGGCCTGTTCCAGCTCGTAGAAAGCCCAGTTTGCGCCAAAGGAAAAGATGTTGTATTGCTCGTCCCGGGCCAGCTTGTAGGCCGTCTGCTGGGCCGTAGTGCAGGTCTGGGTGATACCGTCCAGCTTCTGGCGCATCAAATCGGACTGAAAGACCTGATTTTGCAGCCAGATGCGGTAATCCTCTTCAGTGATTTCGCCTGCATCCAGCTGCGCCCGCTTGCGCTCGTCCAAAGCTCGGTACTTTTTCAGAAAATCGGTGAGCTGCTCCTGCATCTCCCGGCGGGCAGTGCCGTACACCCGGAGGATACGGCGGCGCAGGCGGTTCAGCTGGCGGGTAGAGATACGGTCACGGTCGGATAAGTCCATTTAGTTTGTTCCCCAATAACCGATTACAAAGGAAATTGCAAAAACAACTATCAAACAGATTACTTTCGCCCCGTTTTCAGTAATTATCATTGTCGTCCTCCTTTTCTTTGTTGTCGTTAATGGTCTCCCGTGTTGCGCTCTCGGCCATCAGCGCGGCCTTGGCCTGCTCCTTTTGTTCCGGGGTCAGGTTGGGCAACAGGTCAATGGCCATGTCCTGCCCAATGATCGCCTCCTCGGAGATTACTGTGCTGACCTGCTCTGCGGTGTTTACGATTCGGCTCCGGTTGAATGTCGGCGTTGCGCTGCCAAAGCCAGCCAGCGCACAGATCTGACGAACAAAAGGTTTGATCTGGGCCTCGAAGTCGTCTGCGTTCTGGTTCAGGGGCTCATAAGCCGCATCCAGATGGTCGTTGGTGCTGTTTGCGCTGACACAATGCACGTCCAGACCGCCGAAATCCTCATAGACCCGGGTGTGCAGCAGCTCCAGCAGGGTCTGCCGAGCAGTCACCGGCACCTCGCTGGTGTATGGGGTGATCTTGCCGCCCTCGCTGGTATCCGCACCGGCGATGTGGTACAGGTTCAGCTTCGCAAGGAACTCCTGCAGCTCATCATCGGTCATGCCGTTAAAGTTTTCACACAGCCAGTAGATCTGCGCGCAATCCTGCAAGTCGCTGCAGAAGCCGGACGTCACCAGATCGGTGTTGTCGATGTAGGCTTTCAGGCCTACGAGGGTGCTTTGATGCAGGTCGGATCCCCACAGCGGCACCACAGGCAGAGTGCTGTAGTTTTCCCCCTCCACGCTTTCCAGCCCGCCGCCGGGGGTCGTGATGACCACGCTCTTGTATGCCTTCTTCTGGGCCGTCTCCTGCATAGTGCTGCCGATCCTGCTTTCCGTGTACTCGGTGTAACCGTCCTCTTCGTACAGGACATAGTGCATATCCGTGTCCGGGTTCAGCCGCCAGAACCGTACCCCGGCCCGCATAGAGCCGGTGGTCTCATCGTACAGGGGCGCAAACTCGGTCAGTTTGAACACCACCAGATGGTCGTTGTTCCAGAAGCCAAAGCTCTCACCGTGGATCAGGGCAAAATATCCGGCCTTCTGGATCTGCTCGTCAAATTCAGCCCCCAGTTTTTCTTTGTCCACGTCCTTATCCGCAAAGGTAACACCGTTGCCAAGAGAGTAGGTAGCACGCTGCTTGTTCAGCCGCCGGAAAAGATTACTCTTGACCATATCGGGCCGGGGTACATCCTGCCTTGTGTTCTTGGAAAGGCGCTTTAGCATCAAAGCGTAGGCTTGGGAAAAGCGTTCCGCGCCCGGGTTTTTCTGGGCGTCGTACAGATCGGCGTCCAGCGCCATCCTGTAAGGTCCGGAAGCACAGTGCTGCTGCACGAACCGCCGAACAAAATCTGGCTGTTCCCCGGCGGCTTGCGCCTGCTGAAAGGTCTGGAAGGTGTATACAGTGCTCAAAATCAATCCCTCAGTTTCACAAGGCGCTTTGTGCGCACAAAATATCGGATGGCGTCCATACAGTGGTCGTTGACCTTCAGCACGGCGTCGTCTTTATCTGGATCCCAAGCGTACACGCCGAACTCTTCCAGCGTGTGCTTGCAGTCCTTGTAGATCTTCAGCCGCCCGGTCTGCAGCATGGTCTGTACGTCCAGAATGCCGCTCAGAACGTCGTTGTTTGCCGGGGTTTGCGTGAACCCGTTCTTGCGCAGCTCTGTAATAAGCGGAAGCGCAGAGGGGTCTACGATGATCCTTTCCGGCTTGAGCCCGTCCAGCCACGCTTTGAGATCTGTGACGTACTCGCCCACGGTCTTTTGCCGCTTCTGTTCTCGCCCGCTGTAGTAATACTCCCGGGTGACGATCCAGCAGTCTGCATCGGCCTGTTTTTGGAGCAGCAGGAACACCGTTGCGTTCTGGGTGCCGAAGTCGCACGCCACATAGGCGCTCTTCGGGGACAGCTCGGGCAGCACGTCAATGACATGCTTCTTGCGGTCGAACATGTCATATACAAGGCCCTCTGCCACCGTCCACAGGCCCAGAATGTAGCGCTGGTAGAAAACTCCGCTGTACTGGCTGCGGTATCTGTCCTTGATGTCCTCGGAGAGCGACAGGTTGTCGTCCATCGTAAAGTGGAGATACATCATCTTGCGGGAACGGCATTTCCGCACCCACTCAAGATAAAACCAATGCTGTGGGCTGCCCGGGTTGCAGTTGAACCAGAATTTTGACCCGGTGACGGAACAGCGGGCAGTGGCCTGATTGACAAAGCTCTGCGGCATCAGGGCCACCTCGTCAAAGAATGCTCCAGCCAGCGTGATGCCCTGGATTAGGTCTTGGCTGCTCTCGTCCTTTCCGCCGAAAAAGTAAAATCCGTTGGATTTGCCGCCTTTGCTTACGGTCATGCAGTTTTCTGCCCGGTGCTCCTTGACGTTGTAGCCCCGGGCTGCAAGCTGCTGCTTGAGCGTGCCAAGCACGTTGCGCCGGAAGCTGGCAATGGTCTTGCCGCACATGGCAA